GAGGTACACATGAAATTACCAGAAAAAGCCATTTTAAAGTCTCCTTAATATTTCGGCTAGTGCGGGATGTCCCGCATTTTTTACAGTATTATATACCGTCGTGCGATCACTTAAAACAGCTTGACGCATATAGGAAGTCACTAACGATTCCAGATTATTTTGGAAAGCTCGTGCTTGGTCTTGTACGCTTGGAGGAGCCGTATCTGCAACAGAAATAATTTTAGACACACATTGAACAGCTAACTCCTCTGGCGTAAATCCGCGATGATGAGTCGTATTAACATTAACTATAGCTTCATCACGAGGTACATCTAATTTAAGTTCAAACATTATTGTCTCGGCCTCACTACTTGTCCTGTGGCATATTCGTCTTGTGTCTGATCCGCTTCACCAAGCATTTTAAGGGCTGTCAACGCTTCTTGAAAACGAACCGAGTATAATTGTTGCAAATCAGGCTCACCTTTCATAAAGGTATACGCCTCCACCAAACAGCCGTAAAGCAAACATAATTGGGCTTCGGTGCTTAACCAAGTTGTGCCACCCCCTGCTCCCGCTGTAAGGCTCACGGGCCTGTAAAAATAATGTAATTCCATTTGTGACGCGGCAGAAGGGGCTGGTCCCAATATAAAATTATCTACATCAAACTGCGCGTAATATTTAGGATCACCTGTTGTTGTGCTATTAGCGTTATAAGTTTGCACAAAATTTACGTCTTTAAACTCAAGAAAAACTTTTTCGCTTGAAGCGTTTAAAAAAGACATAGAAAACGGTGCTAAAAAATCAGAAGGGGAAGCTAAATATTCATTTCCCAAAGTAGCAAGAGCAGTAGAGTTTTTTCTAAACAAACTTAGCTGTACTTGTTTTAAAATACGTTCTTCTGTCAACCTAATAAAAACAGGGAGATTAGTAACAAAAGAGGACTCTGTGTTNTCGGTATAATCTTGTATAGCTGTTTTAAGCTGGTCATAAGTAAAACTCATGTCGTCACCACCGATTACATTTCCTACTACCCCTGTTGCGTTAAAAGGCGTGAAAGCTGGCCCTTCTATGACAGGTATGCCGACATACACCTGAAGAGTCATTACTCTGTCGGGGCGCGGGTTTTTTAAAGCTTGCGGCCCAACTGTAACTCGTAAAGGTTGTAACTGAGGTTGTTTTGCTTCCCATTCATCATATCCGACAAGCATTCCCGTCCATTCCATACGCATCCTGTGCAGTGGATAACGAAACCCTGACCTGTCAGAAATACCTAAAGCATGTTTTCCTACAGCGTATTTTGATCCCATCCTACACCTCTACCTAAAGTAACCGAAACCTGGAGTAATAGTTAAATTAGCCCTGTCTCTGTCCTCAGTCATAGCCCTGTCCATTTCTTCCTCATACAAGCCTTTTAAAACCTGTATACGGTTAGGAGCTTTTTTAAGCGCTATATAATAAGCTAAACCCGCTGCTAAAGCAGGATAAAACCTGAAAGGCATTTGCATAGTATTCGTAGCACTGTCAGCATCATCCATACGGACTAAACGATCAAAAATAACCTGATCGGTGCTGTTATCTGGCGTAGGCCACACCTTTAAAGAAGGCGTAATCTGCCTATCTACAAAAAACTGCGATACCCGCGACTCGGTGACTTTTAGTAGGAATATTCANGTATTCGTCCCTGCTTAAGCGAGCAATTCCNTAATCAGTGCTGTCTCTGCGTAAAACAGCGTTTAACACATCAATAGTATCAACATCTAAGGTATAAGAATTAGTTCCCTGCACCATTGTCACTGTTGTCTGCTTAATAGTCCATTGATTTAAGCCCCGGTTTGCCCAATCTGCGAGCATTAGATTTAAAGAGCGTTTAGCCGTGCGAATATCATAGCCTGTGCGAGCCACAATCCCACACCGCTCAAACGCCTCTTCTACGTACTCAGTGACGTTTAACTCAAAATCTTTGCTACCTGAAGTTGCCATAAAAATACCTTAGTTGTAGGGGGCTACTTTTACACCCTTTGTCCTTGGTTTACTTTTGCCAGAACCTGTTTTTACTTTAGCTGTAGGGTATGTATTAGACTTCCAATCTTTACCCATAGCTTCTTTTTTATGTGGACTAATCGCCATATTAATCTCCTATTAGTCGTCTATATAAATCTTTGCGGGATCGTAATACCGCATCTGCATTATACTCGTCTTCATAACCTTTGTAATAACCTAAAGGCTCTATTTTATCAGACGTTTCTTGTAATAAACTTAAAGGTTGAACAAGAATAAGCGCGTATTCTTGTTCGGTATTGGTGGGAAACAAGCTTTTTTTAAGCAACGCATTTTTACCGTCGTCTGGGTGAAATCCTACGGCCCACGCATCTTTGTTTATAAACATGCCTGTTCCTATAGCCTCATTAAAACCAGAAATAAACTTGTGAAACGCTTTAGCATCCTCGTTAAAACACGTATCCACCACAATAACCATATCAAAATTAGAAGGGTAACAAGAAACGATAGTATACAAATCTTGATAATCTGGAGCCGTTTTAAAAACAAAACCTACTTTATCATTTTTCCAAGCGCTTTTGGCTTTTGGGCAAGCTGATAGACCATTAAAATTATCATTAGAATCTTCTAATGATTCTTCCGACCATTTTTTTATTTCAAAAATTACTTTCTGTTCTTTTTCGGTATAAAAATCAAAAGCCATTTTAATTACGCCACTGGTAAAATAAAAATTAATAATGCTACAACAAAAGTAGCTAGTTGTATTGCCATACCGCTTATTAAAGCCCAAATTTTAGCATCCAACCTAGCTATGTCTTTTTCAATATGAGCCAGATGATTTGTTTCTAACCGTTTTATGACCTCTTCTATAACACTAATTCTTGTGTTTATCGAAACAAGGGTTTCGCGTTCTTTTTCGGTTGTCATATTCACCACGCTTTGCATGACCAATAACGAGCAGTAAAGTTGTCATTGGCACTGTTACATTTGTGGCGCGATCTAAAACTCTTTCTTCTAGCAGGCTGTGATTTTTTAATAGTCATGTTTGGATCGCCAAACCNTACTATTTTAACTTTGTCTCCTTTTTCGAGCCAAAAACCGCGCTTTTTTTACGTTCATTAGGAGTTCTTTTTGGTTTGTTATAACCAGAAAAAGTAACCCCTCTGTATTTCAAACGTCCCGAAGNCGTTTTNTGCACCTGTTTGGTTGTAGCCATTACTTTGCCCCAACCTTCGGTGTTCTAGGCATGAAATGCCGTCATTGAAGACATTACTGTTTGAGTATAAACAACATAGCCCCCTGCGTTAAACCGAATACCTTCGTCGGGNATATCGGGATAAGCGTTCGTATTAGCAGACGCNACCGTGTTAAATTGCATCCTAACCGTTCCCGTAGCCGAGGTTTGTCGGAATGTAACTGTTCCAGCAGTACCTGTATTAACAACATATAAACCTATTAAACGCATACTTCCCCTAAAAATAGGGGCGGCAATACTTGTTCCAGAACCTACAGAAACATTTCCCGCTGCTGCTCCACTAGAAGCAATTTGAGAAATTGTAGCAAAATAAGTAGTGCCTGTAGCCGTTCCTGTATTAGCTCCTGTGATAGTTTCGGTAACAGCGCTTGCCGTTTCATCCGTACCAGTAACTGTAAAAGTAATTCCTGAATCATTACCAGCAGACAAAATCGTTACATTACGCGGCTGGTCAAAAGTGACTGCCCCTCCCGAAGCAAGAGCGCCATTAATTGTAAGGTCTGTAGCGCTGCTTACAGATTGCGCCACGCAAACCCCATCGGTGTCTGCGGCGGCGGCCTCTATAAACGTAGCTTGAGCATCTGAACCCGACATAGTAGTTCTCCTTTAGGTCGGATTATGACAAATTATTATTTTGCTGATACAAAATTGTGGCTCTAATTTCACCAGCAGAAGTAGCGCCAGTGCTAGTCCACGTAAGTTTGACATCCGACGTTCCTGTATCTGCCCAAGAGAGCGCTCCGCCTGCTTCAGTTGTTGGGTATGCTCGTCCCACTCCAGAAGCAATCGTAACTGAATAGGAGTTAAGGAAAGTAGCGTTGCCACCAACTGTGTCTCCAATACTGAAAACGCATGTNGCTCCCGCCATTACAGTGGGTTTATCAAGAACTATATCAATGATTTGTGAGTTAGCTGGAATAACAACAGTTGTATCATTTGCAGCAGAAGCTCCGCTTGCAAGAGAAGTTCCTGTTGAAAAAGTTTGGGCCATTACTACTTGGCCCGTGTTTTTAACATCGGTTCCAAGAGTTGTGCCTGTTGTATTTGCAATGTTTCCGGCCTTTATAGGACCAGAGAAAGTCGTAGTAGCCATGTGTCACTCCTGTCGTGGCTAGTGTCTATTGCGGGGTGCAATAGTCAGGGTGTTTTTAATATAACTCAAAAAGAAAGCTCGGCGCAAGGCCGAGCTTCCCTAAACAAAAACAGACGTTATTTACGCGCCTGCACTACCAAATACACAACGCCAGTCGGAAACACCGAACGAGTAGCGTTCACGCGCTTTAAAGCGCATGTTGCCAGTGTCGAAGTCGCCTTCCATAGCGGTTCTGATTGGAGTACGTTCAAAGTGCTTAAATCCATTAGGAACGTCGGTTTTAATCCACCAAGCGTCCGTATCTGTGAAGAAGTGGTTTACTACTGCTCCATCAGGGATCATGCCCATTGATTTAGTTGCGTTAATATCGTTATCTGCTGTACCGGGACGTAAGTTGGAATTAATCAAGCGTTCCGCAATAAACTGAAGCTCTTTTGGTATTAAGAGTTTCATACCACGTACAGCAATTTTTAATCCACGTTCATCCGTCATTCCAGCAATATCAATCAACATCTGCTCTAATGAAGTTTCATTAAGATCAGAAGCAACCGCTAATTGGTTACGTTGATTACCAGATAGACTTGGATGTGCAGCAGAACACAACGCAGCACCGTCACCGATTGGGTTTGCGGTATTAAAAGCGTTGTTTAAAACAGCAGCAGCTTTAATCTGCTTGGTCTGAGACATTGAACGAGCTAAAGCACGAGTATAACGAGAGGCTAGACGATCATAAAGATTGTCTTCTATCGCTTCTTCTGTGATGCTAAAAGCAAGAGCAATGGTTTCTGCTGTGTAACGTGCCGTATATGTTTCCTGTGCATCGTCAAAGGAAATAGCGCTTCCTTCACTTTTGACAGGAGCCGAACCAAATCCTGATAGCATTACTTCTTCTTCAAAAGCCCGATCTGAGGACTCTTCTTCAAAAATTTCTGCTGATTCGTTTNNATAACGGTCATATTCCAACCCAAACAAAGCGTTAAGTCCGGGTTCTAATTCTTTCGCCAGTTGTGCGCGAGAAATAGCCATAGTCTATATCCCCTTCCTTATATGCCAGTTGTCAGCGAAGTGGTCTGGGAATCAAACCTACTTGCTGTGGCGTTGAAGTGTGCGTTCAGGCGAACAATCATTGGGATACCAGCAGCAGTATAATCACTGTTTGCTGCTTCGTCTGCTATACCTACAATGCGTAGCGGAAGAGTAGCTGTGGTAGCAATAGCAGAAACAGAAAGACCAGAGTTTGATCTGCCAGTGTCTGTTGAACCAGTTCTTGCTGATGTTCCTAATGACGAGTTTGCAAAAATAGCAGTAAGTGCAGTTGCACGATCAGTTATTGTCGCATCCGTTGCCACCTGAAACAGTTGGTTTGGATTGTCAGCAACAAAAGCGGTGACAGGATAATTCGTGTCAACGCTCACGCTGCCTGATCCCGGCCAGTAATTTAACCAGACGGGTTTTTTCTGTGTTGCGTCTTGATAGTAAACGCCCATAAGGACACCAAGAGCGGCAGTAGTACCGCCCGATGTAGCGCCAGCTTGATCTATTGTTCCTGCCGCAGTAGGAACACAAATCGAATACTGGTATATTGCATTGGTGTTGTTGGAAGCTATTTCATACGAGGTTACACCTGTACTATTAGCTCCAGCACCAACAAGTCCTATAGGGCGAAGACCATAAGCCGAAGATTCGTTAGCCATAAGGTTTTCTCCAAATAGGGCGACACACTTTGTAGGTTAAAAACTAACTTCCGTGGACCGCCAAAGGTTACACGAGATTGACGATCAGGTTTTCCAATCGTCATCGATGAATGCGAGTTCTCGCGAGCTAAGTCCCTGTCAACAGCTTCCATTTGGTCTTGACTACGTTTTTTAAAGTATTCTGACCGCTCTTCTACTGTTTCCAAAGGAATGCGAGCTAGCAATAATCCACCAACACCAAAGATACCCGCGTATTTACCTGTTTCTATGACCGGGGCTTCAAAATCAGGGTATTCTTCCGCACGGACAAGCTCGTAGCCTTCACGTAACCTAGCTGAAAATGTTTTTACGGTCATCAAAACCGCGCACTTCAGCACGAATCCACCTGTGTTTGTAACCTTCCGGCGCTGGCGGGGCATCCAGCATCGATGGGGGAGACCAAGGCTTACGCCTTTCTTCTCTCTCCCTAGAGTCTTTAGCGCGGGGAGAGCGTTTGATGCCCTCAAAAGTTTCTTTTTCAGACATTTTCTACTCCTTCACGTATTTCGCATATTCTTCTAGCGGCACACCCAACTTTTTAGCAATCGATACTTGGGTAGGGGTGAGTTTAACCCGTTGTTTGCGCCCTGATGTAGTGCGGGAAACTCCGGCAACGCTCTGAGCGGGGCGTTTAGTGCCATTCCCGTTAGAAAACTTGTGCGGAAACTCTTTTTGTATCCGTCTATCCAACTCACTATAATACTCATTTGTCGAAGGGTCAAATCCATCTTCTTCGACTAAACCTTTATGTATACCAAAAGCCGCAAAAGTCATAGCTTGGTCTTTACCAAACCATTCGTTTTTTTCTGCCCAGTCCTCGGCTTGAGGATCAGGGGCTGCTTCTGGTGCGGGAGCGGGTTGCTGCACATATTGCGCGGCCTGCTGTTGTCGTTGTTGAGCTACAGCTTGTTGTTGTTTTTGCGTTTTTGTTGCGCTTGTGTATATTTATCAGCAGAAACAGCTAACTGCGCCATTTTTTTCTGTGCTTCTACTTCTAAATCTGTATCACCAACTTCTTTTGCAGCTTTAAGTTGTTGTTCTGCCTGCTGTTGTTCCGCTGCAATGCGCGACCCATACTCGTTTACAAAACCTTGGTCTAAGGCTTGCATACGGTTTTTGGTTGATTGCATTTCACCTTGAACAGTTTGAGCATAACGAATTGCTTCCTGCTCACGGCGTTCGGCTTCCCGCATTTTTTTAGTTAAACGGTCAATCCGTTTTTTAACAGAAGCGCTGTATTCTTCCTGTTCCGCTTTATTGTCTTCAGGAGCAGCTTCTTTTTCAACAGTTTCAACTACTACAGGTTCTTCTTTATTATCTTCAGGAGCATCTATTTCTACTTCTGCCCCTTCGGTTTCACCAAAATCTAACTCTACTTCACCATTATCAGCTTCATGTTTTGTACCAGCCATTGTTTTCTCCTAAAAAGATAAAATATCTTCGGGGTCTTGGATAGTCGCCAAAACCTCGTCGTCATTTAAAATACGTACTTCGCCACCTTCAATACGAAATCTAGCTCCTGCATAGCGCGGAAAGATCACCCAATCTTTTTCCTTGCACCAAGGACCATTCGGAAATTTTTCCTTGTCTCCATAGGCCAATATTCCTTGTTTAAGAACATAACCTACGACAGTAGAAACATTGGATTCTTCTACAACACTATCGGGAAGATAAACGCCGCCAACAGTTTTTCCTTTTCCTCGATAGGGAAGGATAAGCATTCTCCATCCTGTAGGACTCGGCATACGTTCTAGTAGCGTTTTATCTATAAGAGAGGGGTCAAGTACGCGGTCTTGTGTAGAAACATACGCTTTTTCTAAATCACTAAGACCCTCTTTTATTCGAGAAAGATCAACCTCTTTTTCAGTCATCTAATTGCTCCTGTTTATCTAGCAGGCCCGAGAGTTCCTGTGCTATATAATTTAAGGCGTTTAATTCACCCATTAGTTCCTTATATTGTTCCATTGAACTTATACCATTACTTTCAAGCACACCAAGTACCGAACTTTTGCGCTCGTTTACAGTTCTTTGAACAAATTGAATAATATCAAAACTATCCATATCTCCATGTAACACGGTACTTTCTAAGAATAAAGACTTTTATTCTTATTTAAGTGCAAAGAAAACTCCCGTGTCTCTTCATTTCGACGTAACCAACCATTACCAAAAACATCAAATCGCGGTAAATTATGGTAAAAAAGCTCTCTTACCGCGTATATTTCTTCTATTATAGCTTCAGGATCGCACTCAAACACTAAAGCTATTGTTTTAGGACCAATTTTACCGTCCATTTTTGCACCAACCGTCTTTTGTAAGGCCCGTGATGGACGACGAATACCTGAATTTACCGCCCAATCAAACACACAAAAGTCTACACCCGAAGGTAAATCATTAGCACTTACTTGATTCCAGTAGTTTTCCCTGTAAATATCCGATACATGCTCTATTGGTATGTCTTTTATCTCTTGTTTCGTAACAGATCGTTGTAAATATTTTTCGTAAACCCTTTGTGTGATCCCTTTATTAGTTCTTCCACCCGGATCATCTGGGTGATTTACATAACCCCCTTCGTGTTCCAGCAATCTATCTAGGCATACA